ATGCAAACTCGAAGCATGACACGTTACAAGTTATCAGACGAGCCTAAGCTCATTTCCCCTAAGGACCTGATCGGTGCATCGACCGTTGGCCAAATTTTAGGGATTACCCGAACTCAAGTTGCCCGCCGGGTTCAAAGCGGTGCGTTGCCAGCGTTCACTAAATTAGACGGTCCCCTGGGGGCCTACGTGTTCGACCGTAACGACATCGAAGCCGAGGCCAAGAAATGAGCCGCGAAGAATTGCGCCTCGAAGCGCTCAAACTGGCCTATGAGATGAACCGAGGCCGCAAGGCTCCTGACAGCCCACGCACGCCGCCATATAAGCTCCTGGATCTCACTGACTACATGGCCGCCGCTGACGAAATTCTCGCCTGGATGGAGGGCGAGCTATGAGCCTCGAAGATATCTTGTTCATCGGCTGGGCCGTGTTTACGGTCGGTCTCGCCCTGGCTGCCGTGGGGGCCTCAAAGTGACGCTCTCGCAGATCCTCGCCGCGCATCCCGAACTCAAGCCATGCGCCGAGTGTGAAACACCGATCCGGCCTAAGAACAAGCACAAGGCCGACTATCCATTCACGACTATCGCGGCGGGTGCTGGCTCGCTCTGCTATAGCTGCCACAAGGCCGCGAAACAGCCCGTACCTAACCCGCTGATCGACCGGGAATACGCGGCCACAATGCGCGGCTACCTGCGCTATCTCTCCGGGCGGCAACGCCGCCTCTCGGCTGCTGGGGGTGCGCTATGAGTGCCGCCCGATACGTCACCATTACGCAGGCCGCCGCCATGGTGCGCCGGTCCCTGGACACGCTGCGCCGCTGGGACAAGGCCGGGCGGCTCCCCAATACGCGCCGAGGGCCCGGCGGGCAACGCCTGATCTATACCGGGGATCTCGATAAGGTCATGGCCCACAAGGGGGCGACCGTATGAGCCTCGTGTTTGCCCTCGCTGCGGATCTCCACCGCGAGATCCAAGCCGCCTATCGCATGCAGATCGAAAACGACTTTCGCGCCGCCGATGACGCTTGCCATGGCTACCTGCTGAACAAGATGGGCAAGGCCCTCGACCTCGACGCTTTCAGCCTCTTTGCTGGCTCTGAGGTACGGGCCTACAAATACGCCTCGCCTGAACTCGTGGCCTACTGGGCAAGCTCTGGCCGACTCTCCCGCGCTGCTTTCGAAGCACAATACCTCGCCGCCCGTGGTGACGAGCGGGCCCTCATAGAAAGAAACTACTAATGAGTGTTCAAGCAATGACCTGGGCTCTCTATGAGGCTCCGGGCATCGACCCTACAGCACGCCTCGTGCTGGCCGTGCTGGCCGATCATGCGCACATGGACGGCACAGCCGCGTTCCCCTCGAAGCAGACGATTGCCGACGTGGTAGGCATTGCCCCTCGGAACATTGCCGTGCATCTGCGCAAGCTCGAAGCGCAGGGCCTGATCCGCAAGGGCAATCAGCTCCATGTTGAATATATCCGCAAGGACAAGCGGCCCACCGTGTACGACCTCGCCATGACCGATACGCAACGCCTCCGGAACATGATGCAAGGCAAGCTCCCCGGTACGAATCCGAACGGGGGGATGCCAGCGACACCCCGCGAAACTGTGGATAAATCTGGGGACAACTCGCCCGAAACGGTGGATAAAGCTGTGGATGAAAATGTGGACAACTTCGAGCGGGGTGATGCTGGGATACCTAGCGGGGTGATGCACGGGATGATGCCAGCATCACCCAAACCATTAACCCAAAAGAAGAACCATAGCGCGGGCGACGATTGCGAGAACTGGGAGACTTGTCCCCAGTGCGACGTTGCGAAGCCCGACGAGCAGATGACCACGGGCGGTATCTGCCGCGATTGCGTGGTGTCTGGGCCTAGCTCCGCTGGATCTCCGGGCAAGGCTGCTCTCGATGCACTGCGGGCCGATCTCAAGGCGAAACGCGAAGCTAGAGAAGCGCAAGAGCGGGCCGACTATGAGGCACTACAGATCAAGCTCAAGGAACGACGGGCAGGGCTCACCGGCTCACGGCCCACTGACACGGGACTCACGCAAGCAATGGCCTATGACGGTGAGACATACCGGGGCGGCTCTCGTGTCCAGCCTGCGGGGCGGTGGGACTCATGAGCGCACAAGAAACGCTATTCGACCTAGGAGGCGCTGAGAGCGTCGCTAAGCCACGTAGAAAGCGCTGGGGCGGGAATAGGTCAACCGAAGCCCGCAAACGTGTTCGCGCCATGCTCCCGGCCCCGTGCCGAAGCTGTGGCGGGATCATCTCGCCCGATGACCCGGAGAGCACATGGCACGCGGGCCACGATCAAGACCGAGTGGAGACTGAGGCCCTGGGCCTGCCCGAAGCCGAAGTGTTCCCGGAGCACGCAACGTGCAACACCTCGGCAGGTGGCCGAGTCGGGGCCGCCATGACCAACGGCGCGAAGCACAACACACCAACCAACCAAGTAAGCCACGAGCAACGAGAGAGAGAACCGCAATGGTGGTAACAAACTACGCCCCGCAATTCGGAGAGCTTGACCCGATCCGCCTGGACCTATGGGCCGATATGCCCGTGGCCGATGCCGAGCACGATGAAGCGGTGCGCGATATCTGCTATCCCGTGGACGGTGACGCGCTGGCCCGGCTGCGGGCGCAGGAACAGCACCGCCGCGCCGAGGACGCCAACATGACCACACTGTCCCTCGTGCCCTGGGCGCAGAACATGCTGGACATTGACCGCCTCGGCGCAACGGGGCAATGGGTGCAAGGCGCGGTATACCTTGGCCGCCCGATCTGCGAATGGCAGCGCTGGCACGCTTACCGCCGGTGGGCTGAGCTGTGAGCCAAGAATATCTAGACCTGCTGATCCTGCTCGGCGGTTCGGCCCTGGTCTTGGCCCTCGCCTGGCTCCCTCGTGGCAAGGCCCGCCGATGACCTGGCAACCCGCTCCCGGCTCCGGCCCCTTGGCCCACCTGCTCGCGCTCATGCTGGCGCTCTGGCTTTGGTATGACACTTGGCTCTGAGCCTCCGGCCCTCGGCCCGCTGGCCTCAACAATTTTTTGCAAGCGGCGTCAAAGCCCACGGTTCCCGACCACTCCGAGTTTCTGCGTAGTTTTCACTCTGACAAGGAATAACACTCATGACTTACCAACTCTCACCCATAGGAAAATTCACTTGTGATGTGCCGTGGTGCACCGCTGTATCGCCCGGCGCACTGGATGAAGCGGCGGCCCGGAACAACGCGACCGCCGCCGGCTGGAGTACCGGGCCGGCTATGGATCTCTGCCCGGCGCATCACGCCGCCATGGTCTCCGAGGTCACCGGCAATGCGGGCTGACTTCTCCGAGGTGGCCCCGCCCCGGTACTGCTCACCGATCCCGGAGGGGACCGATATCAGCAACGCGGAGCGCGGGGGCGAGTTGCAACGGCTCCCGCTGACCCCGCAGGGCCGCATCGTGGCCGGCGTGCTGGAATCGAAGCGCGAGCACGGGCTGCCGCTGCGCCGGTCTGTCACTGTGGAAGTCCCCCGCCGCGCCACCAAAACAACGTCAATCCAGAATGTCTTGCTGGGCCGCTGCGTGAATATCCCCGGCTATTTCGTGCTTTCCACGGCGCAGGACGGGACCCGCGCTAGCGAGTTCATGGCCGATCTCATGGATCTGCTGGAGACTCACGCCGAGGAGATCACCGACGAGCATAACGCCGAGATCGAATCCGCCTGGACTGACCCGGACAAAGAACCGCCGCTCGAAGATCCGAAAAAATGGGGCCTCGCGCAACTGGGCATCAAACAGCTTTACCGCTCGCAGGGCCGCGAACAAATTAAGTTCACGAATGGGTCCAAGTGGAAGGCCGTGCCGCCTGAGCCGTCGAAACTGCGTGGCAAGGGCGTTAGGGCGCTGTGGTTCGACGAGGCCGGCGAGCTGGACCCGGACGAGGGGCCGAAGCTCCTGGGCGGTGCGCTGCCCGTGCTGGATACCTCGCCCGATGCGCAGGTGATCATTTCCGGAACGCCGGGTCCGGAACGGCGCGGAGTGTTCTGGGACTATCTGAGCCGAGGCCGGGATGATCCCGAATCCTTCGGCATCGTGGACTATTGCGCCGATGACCTCGCGGATGCAGAAGATGAATCCATTTGGTGGGAGATCCATCCTGGCCTCGCCTGCGGGCTCACGACAATTGACGTGCTGCGGGAGCGCTTTATCGCTATGGATCTAGCCAATTTCAAAATGGAATATCTGTGCATTTGGCCGGTGGACGCGAAAACCTCGGCGCTGGATCTGCGCAAGTGGGAAGTTACGAGCCGAGATCCGCGACTCGCGCCGCCTGATCTCACCTGGGGCCTGGGGTTCGACGTGGACCCCACGGGCAAGGCCGGCGCTGTGGTGGCCGCCTGGATCGACAGCGACCGTGTGCCGCATATCCAAGTGCTTCGGCATCGGGCCGGCGGCGTGGGCTGGATCGAAGAATATCTAGCTAAGGGGCTTATGAAGTTCCCGCGCGTGAAACTCGGGTTCGACAGCATCGGGCAAAATGTGGCCGTCGCCGATGGCCTGCGGGCCAAGTCTCGCATCAGGTCCAAGCAAGTTATCCCACTGACGATGAAAGACGCGGGCGCGGGCACGGCGATTATCTCGAAGTCCCTGGACACCATGAGCCTCTGGCATGCTAGCCACCCGATCCTCGACAAGCACGCGACCTCCGCGACGTGGCGCGAATCCGGGAGCACGATGCTATTTAGGGCCTCGGCTGGAGAGATCACGACGCTACGCGCCGCGCTGGCCGCCCTGGCCGTGGTGAATAAGGAGCGACGGCAGGACAACGCGCCGACGGACCCGGAAAAGCGTCGCCGAGCCATGATCCGAACCTTCTAGATGCCTAGCGTTGCCTAGGCAACGCTAGGCAATATCCCGGAAAACTAGGCTCCTGGGGGCCGAGGAAGGTTAGCTGTGAGTCATGGGAATCATGGATCTCTTCAAGCGCTCCGGCCCGGTCTACAACGCGGCGACCGGCGTAAGCTCCGGCTATACGTCGATCGCCTCGCCCTGGGCCGCCGGCGGCGTGCTGCGATCCGTGGTCATGCCCGAAGGCATGGGGGAAGGCGCAGTAACGCTCCTGGACGCGCTGAAAGTCCCGCCCGTATCCCGTGCCGTGTCACTCGTGAGCACCGTCTCGGCCTCGTTGCCGCTGACTCACGAGGGCACGGGGCCGGCCCCGGTATGGCTCGATGCCACGTTTGGCGCGGTGACTGCCCGGCATCGAACCGCCGGCATCTGCCAAGACCTCATGATGACCGGGGCCTCGTGCCTATGGATAGGCAACAAAGACGATGACGGCTACCCGCTCGAAGTAGAGCGCATCCCGCGCGAACTGTGGTCACTAGATGAAAAATTCAACGTGACCACGATCAACGGCGAACCGCTGGACTCTCGCCGCGTGATCTATATCCCTGCGCTCGTGCCGCTGGGCCTGCTCGAATACGGGGCCGAATCCATCCGCGAATACCGATACCTCGGCCAACAGATCCGCAACCGCGCCCGCGTAGGCAAGCCGCTGCTGGATCTGCATATTACCGACAACTACGAGCCGACAGATGAAGAACTCGATGAAGCCGCCGACCTCTGGGCCGCCGCCCGGCAAGCACCTAACGGAGCTTTCGCTTTCTCCCCGTGGTGGCTGAACGTGCGCGAGCTGGGCAGTGATGAAGTGAGTCCGCTTGCCGATGCCCGGAATCAGGTGCGCCTCGACGTGGCGAACTTCACCAACATTAACGCCGCGCTCCTGGACGGAAATAACGGCACGTCTGACACCTACAGCAACACGTTGCAGAACATGAATGAATTCATGGAGCTCACCCTGCGCCAGTACCTCACGCCGATTGAACAGCGGCTCTCGCAGGATGACGTGACTCCGCCGGGCATGAAGATCCGCTTTGATACTACCGATTTCGACCAGATCCAAGATGCCAAGGGCAACGCGGGCACTGCCACGGCAGCACCACCATTAGGGGCAAACAATGAGTAAGACGATCAATCTTTCAGCCGGTGAACCGATCACCCTGGCAGTCGCTCCCGAAGCCGCGACTGTGGACGTGGAGCGGCGCGTGATCCGAGGCAAGATCGCAGTCTATGGCAAGGCATCGACTACGGCGCGGGTTCGCCTCGCCGCCGGCTCCCTGCGCCCGCGAATGCCGCTGCGGCATGTCAAGATGCTGATCGACCACGATCAGAGCCGGTCCGTGGGATACATGCTCTCGTTTGATCCCGAAACACTCGAAGCTGAATTCAAGATCCCCGAAGGGCCCGAAGGCGACGAGGCCCTGGAGAAGGCCGCCAACGGGACCCGCGACGGCCTGAGTATCGGCGTTCACCCCGAAGCCGTGACCGCCCTGGAGAACGGCGACCGCCAACTAGATGACGGTGAACTCTATGAGACTTCGCTCGTGTCAGTCCCCGATTTCTCAGATGCCCGCGTGGCATCTGTGACCGCTTCACTCACTACCCGCGAACGCAACAAGGAAGAAGGAAAACCCATGGAAGATGCAGAGAACAAGGCCCCGGCCCCGGCAAGCTTCGCCGGCATCACTCTCGGCGCACTGCTGGAGAAGGGCCCGGACGCTTTCAAGGCTCCGAACGGCGCGGCCCTGCCCGGCTTCCCGAAGGCCGACGAAAACAAGGTGAAGCTCGGCGCGGTCGATGCATTCCGTCTCGCCCTGAAGGAAGAAAAGTCCCTTCAGCTCGCCCTGGACCCGATCATTCAGGCTGACGTGTACGATCCGACCAGCGTGCCCGATTTTGTGGGGGAATTGTGGCAGGGCCGAGGCTATGTGGAGCGCTTCGCACCGCTGACCACCTCACGCACTCTGACCGCACAGAAGATCCAAGGCTGGGTCTGGGAGGCCGGCTTCACTCCCGACGTAGGAGACTACGCCGGCAACCTCACCGAGGTCCCCACTAACGAGACCAAGGCTAAGGCCGTGAACAAAGACGCTTCGCGCCTCGCCTCGGGCCACAAGATTGACCGAATCCATGTGGACATGCCGAACGGCGGCTTCTGGGAAAGCTTCTACCGCGAGCGGACCAAGAACTACGCCCGCCAGCGTGACGCTAAAGTCTTGGCCCATATGCGCACCGCTGGAAACCACCTGGCTAAGACGGTTCCCCTGGGCACGACTGACCCCTGGGCTAAGCTCGTGCGCGGTGCGCTGTGGGTCCTGGAAACTGGGGTTCCGCAGTGGGCTATCCTCGGCGCTGACGAGTGGGAGAAAATGGCGCTGACCGTGGACTCTGACAAGCTCGCCTATCTGAATGCTTCGCTGGGCCTCGAAGAAGGGCAGCTGGCCAACTTCAAGCTGATCCCGGCACCGATCTCCGACACCGCCAGTAACGGTAAGGTCATGGTGGGCGTGAACGAGGCGACCGAATTCTACGAGCTGCCGGGCGGGCCGATCCGTGTCGATGCCCTGGACGTGGCCGCCGGCGGCGTGGATGCCGGCCTCTTTGGCTATTACGCATTGTTGACCACCGATGCGCGGGGCGTGGTGGACGTATCCACCGCGGCCGCCTAATAGGGGGGTGCATCATGCCTAAGAGCAATCAAGCGGCAGCGCTCGAAGATCTGGCCGGCCTTGTCGCCGAGCAGAATAACCTACTGCGCGACGTTGCGAAGCCCGAAGAACTGGCCGGCCTTGTCGCCGAGCAGAATAACCTACTGCGCGGCGTGGTGGTCAAGCTGGATCTCGCCCTGGAGCTGCTGGGGGATCCCGGCGACGAGGCCCTGGGCAACGATCCCGAAGGCCTGGGGGATGACTCCGAAGCCGTGCCGCCGCTCGACGTAGGCGAATAAGCATGGCAGCGGTGACTATCGGCTATGTGACGTATGACTTCGCGTTGCCGGCTGACGATATTCTCTTTACGCAGTGGCCCGACGCGCTCGACATGGACAATGCTCTAGTCGATGACATGCTTTGGGCCGGGTTCGATCAGATCGAATCGCTCGCGCCGCCGGCCCTGCGTGCTGAGGACCCGCTGACCGAGGCGACCAGCCGCAAGCTGTACCGGGCGCAGGTACTCCTCGCCCGCTCCGCTCTGGCCCGTGCCCGCCCTGCCGAAGGGACGGGCGCGGGCGGGGATGAATACCAGTTAGCGGACTTATCCCGCCGGCTGTACCTCGAAGCGCGAACCATACTCCGGCCACGAACATTTAGGGGGATTCGATGACTGCCGACACGCCACGCAAGCAAATCGCCGAAGCCCTGGAAACGTGGCTGCCCGGCTATGTCGTGGATGAATACCCGAACTCGCCGAATCAGGTGATCGCCGGCTCTCCCTACGTGGATGTGTACGCAACCGAGATCAGAAATCTGACGGCAAACCAGATTGAGCACGGCATCACAGTAAACGTGATGGTACGGGCCGGCACGCCGGCAGCGACAGAGGACCAGCTCGAAGATGCCCGCGATAACGTGCTTATCGTGCTCACACAGCATTGTCCTGGGGTATTCGTGGACCGGGCTGAACGGTCCACATTCATGGATACCTACGCCGGCTATGCGATTACCGCCAACGCTCACAGTAACAACGAGTATAAGAAAGCAGAGATCCAGCCATGACGCAGATCTTCCCATTTATCCAGCTCGCTACCGTCGAAATTGACGGCGTGCTCTATGACGATGAAGTAAGTAACGTTACTTTCACGCCGACCACCACTAATTCCTCGTTTGTCCCGCTCTCGGGCAAGACTTCCTCTAGTGGACATGTCACCGGGTGGAACGTTGCTTTCACCTACGGTCAGGACTACGACACTCCGGGCTCGCTCGCTTCGTATGTGCAGGCGAACGCGGGACAGGCGGCAGACATTAAGTTCATCCCGAAGGGCGGGGCCGCGTCGCCGAAGTCCTGGAACACCACTATCTCGGCGCTCATGCCGGGCAACATCGGCGGCGGCGCGGGCACTGCCGAAGCGACCAGCACCAGCCCGTGCATCACGCCGGTTCACGCGGCCTACACGCCGCCCGTATAAGGAGATAGGACGATGGGCCGGCCCGTAGTCAAGGTGAACGCTGCCGACTTGGCCGCGCTGCGTGGTGTCGTGCTGGCTATGAAATCAGCGGACCGGGATCTGCGCAACACGATCAACCGCGAGCAACGGGCTGCCCTGAATCCCATATGGCGCGAAAGCATGGCCGAGAAGCTGAACGGGCTCCCGGACGTGGACAAGATCATTCTCGGGCGCGGGGCCCGCGTGCGGGCCGGTAATCCTTCGCAGGTGATCGCCGGCAACAGTACGCGGGCTCTCTCCGGGGGCCTCGTGCCGAACCGCTGGGCCAAATCCTGGGAATTTGGCACTTCCGACAGGAATAAATACAGGTCCTATGAGCGGCGCAATCGGCGCAACGGCGGCACGCATACAGTGACCCGCCGAACACGCCGGCAACTGCCCGCCCTGGCCCGCTCCGGTCATGCGATCTGGCCCGCCGCCGCTGAAACGATCCCGCGCCTCGTGTCGCTCCAAGTGCAAACCGTGGTGCGCGTCATCAATGAGAAATTAGGTAACTGAGCTATGGCTGTGAAGATCAGTATCACGTCGGACGTGAAGGACGTGATCCGAGGGGCCGATGACATCGGCGACGCGATGCGCGACGTAGCCGACGAGATGGACCGCCTCGGCAACGAGAGCCAAGCCGCCGGCGACAACATCAGCAAAGGGCTCGCCGACGGCGAAGGAGCGGCGCAGGATCTCCAGAAAGAACTGAAAGAAACCGGCCGGGCCATGGAGCGGGCCGGGGATGACGGCAAGGACCTCGGCAAGGACATCGACAAGGGCCTGGAGAAAGCCGAGAAAGCCGTCTCCAGTTTCGAAGATGACGTAAAACAAGCTATGCGGCTCGCCGCCTCGGCTGCCGACAAATCAGGCAAGAAAATCGGCGACGATATGAAGCGCGGCTTCAACAAGGCCGAGGCCGGCGCATCCGAATTCAAGGACGAGGCGAACAGCACCGCCCGCGAATCCGCTGCGTCATTCGATGGATCTGCCGAGAGCATTACCGATGCTTTCCAAGAAGTGGCCGCGAACGCTTTCGCCGGCTTCGGCCCCGCCGGGGCCCTGGCCGGCCTCGCGGTGGCCGCCGGCATCGGCGTAGCGATCAAGGCGGCGCAGGACCTCGCCGAGGAGAATAACGACGCTATCGGGACAGTCGCCGAGCTGGCCGATGAAATTTACTCCCTCGGCGGTGACGTGGACCGCCTCGACCTCGGCGGGAAGATCCGAGAATGGGGACTCCAGACCAACGAGGACAACTGGATTACTTTCTGGGTGGACGAGGCCGAAACCAACTTTGAGCGCTACTCGCGCAAGCTCGAAGGTACGGGCCTGGACACAGACAAGATCATGCGCGGCATGGCCGGCAGCTCGAAAGACTCCGAGGACGCTCTCGCGGACCTGGATGCAGTCATGGGGGATCTGAACCGGCGTATCGAAGCCGGCACGACACTCACGGGCCGGGGCATCCCGATCCGCGACAAGGACGCGCAAGCGGCCTACGAGCAGAAACGCCGGCTCGATGACGTGCGCGACGGCCTTGAGGACAACATCAAGAGCATGGGCCGCTCGCAGGATAACGCCGACATGGCCCGCCGGGCTACCGAAGGCTACACCGATGCGATCGAATCGCAGATCGAAGCCCTCGACGAGCTCGCCGGCGAGCATCAGAGCTCCCTCGAAGCGAACATAGACTGGCAATCGACCCTCGCAGAATCCACGAAAACAGTCAAGGACAACGGCAAGACACTCGATGTCACGACAGCGAAGGGCCGGGAAAACCAACAGGCCCTAATCGACATGGCCGAAGCCGCCCGCGACAAGGCCGCCGCCGACGCTGCCGCCGGCGAATCCTCTGAATCCCTGGCACGAGATATGCAGGTGGCCCGCGATCACCTGATCCGAACGGCCATGGCCGCCGGGGCCTCGGCTGAGGAGGCCCGGCAGCTCGCCGATGACCTGGGCCTCGTGCCGCACGAGGTCAACACTGACATCAAAGCCGACAGCAGGAACGCCCGCCGGGAAATCAAGGAAGTTGAATCCCTGACACCCTGGGTGGACGTGAATGTAAGTGCCGAAACCAAGCCGGCAAGGGACGGTATCGACCGGCTCGACGGGCGCAACGTCGTTGCCGATGTCTTCGGCGACACGAGGGGCCTACGCGGCCATATCGACAACCAAAACGGGCGCAACGTCGTCGCCGATGTCTTCGGCGACACGAGGGGCCTACGCGGCCATATCGACAACCAAAACGGGCGCAACGTCGTCGCCGATGTCTTCGGCGACACGCGGGGCCTACGCGACCATATCGACAACCAAAACGGGCGCAACATCTCGGCCGACGTGTACGCAAATACAGGGCCGCTACAGGAGGCCATCAACATGAAAAACGGGCAAAACATCTATGTAGATGTTTACGAGCGCTTCGGCGGGAATTACAGGGTGTAACTCATGGCAACAATAGACTCAGTAGAATTCATTGACACAGTTCTAGGGCTCAAGAGTGCCCTCGTGCGCGTCACGCTGGCCGCCGGCGAAACGATTATCAGTGTTTCCCGATACACCACACCGGATGCATTCTTAGGAATTGGGCCCAACGGCAACGGCTGGACCGAAGGTGTGCCCGCCGCCGAGCTGCCCGACAGCGGCCCCGGACAAGTCGCCTACTGGGATATAAATATCGGCTGGGGCGATAACCAATGGGAATTCGGGATCTCCAACGGCACGACCACTGTCTACATGAAAACACCATTCTTGAACGTGGCGTTCGATGACGTGTTAGTGCGCACGACCTACCAGAACGGTGGCACGCTCTCCGGCAGCACGCCGACCCTCGGCCTCGACGGCGTAGCGCTCATGGACTACACGCGCAACGGCAGCACGCAGAACCTCGTGCATAAGGTCCCGGGGCGCACGGGCCGCCCGCTCGTGAAGTACCGCACCGGGCAGACCATCACTTCCACGATGAAGCTGCTCATTTCCGGCGACGTGAACCGCTCCGCAGAGAATAAGCTGCTGGACGTGGAAAAGATGCTCGGCGCTGCCGGCGAGCTGATCATCAGGCGGCCAAGCCTGAGCACTTCGGTGGCAAAGAAGCTGCCCGATATCCGCGGCGCTGTAGAGAACTATTCCGTGAATCACGCCACGGTCCACGCCGACACCGAACAGGAAAGCGTCGTCTGGTTCGTTGACGTGACCCTCGTGGAGAACAGGAATTACTCATGACGTTCACGAGCTGGGCCGCGTGGAGGTCCAATAATCAGCGGATCGAAGTGCAACTTATCGGCACACTGTGCGGCGTGCAGGTGGATGTAGGGGACCTGGATCTCGTCGGATTCAATCAAGTCCTGGACCAGCATCACCAGACCTGGGGGCAGCTGGATCTCCGACTTGCCGGGCGCTATGACAACACCGAGCCCGAAGATTCACTCGATGTCTACGTGATCGCTTATGAAGATGACGGGGCCATCGCCACACTCGAAAGCACGGGCCGCTATTGGGTCCGCAACGTGATGTATAGCGAAGCCGACGATACAACAGTCCTGCGCGTCTTTACCCGCGAGTGTTTCGTTACCGATATGCAATTTTCTATCGATGACGCATGGACCGGGACCACGGTCACCCTGGAGAGCTGGATTAAGCAACTCTTGAACGCGGCCATACCTGGGGCTAGTGCCGTGAGCCTTGTAGGGGCCGGCCTCATTGCCGGGAAGAATGTACTCGCCGACCAGCAACGCGGACTCTTGGGCAACAGCTTTATGACGCATATCGACAACCTCTTGCGACCCCTGAATCTGCGCATGATCGCCAACGGCGCGTCATTCCAGATTCTCGACCGTGCCGCGCCTGGCCCGTACTCGCTGCCGGCCTCGGCCCTGGAGGACGGCCCCGGCAAGCTCCTGCAGGATGCCCAAGTGGAGCGGGACCGGGAACGCACTTACAACGCGGTGACGCTGCGCTATTGGTGGGACAACGGGACCACCTCGCAAACCATTGACGCTCACGCCCGCAAATTCGGTGACTTCTACGACAACTCTCCCGAACGGGCCGGCTTCAAGATCTACACCGAGGAAATCAGCGGGGGGACCACCCAAACCGACGCGAACGAGGCCGCCAAGAAAACGCTTCAAGCCCTGCTGCGGCGCGAGGATCTGCTGAAAATGAAGCTCGTTCTCTGCCCATGGGTGAAGCCCGGCGACCGGCTCACCTGGGACGGGCACGACTGGGAGATCTCCAAAGTGCAGCACGACATTGTTTCAGACGTGACCAATATTCAAGCCGAATCGCTGGCCGCGCCGCAATCGGTTATTACCTACACGCCAACACTCTAGGAAGGCTAGAAATCATGACTATGGTAAGTCCGCTTCAAGGGCGGTTCACTTCGGGATTCATGACCTCGGCCCGGCCCCATCATGCCGGCATCGACATAGCACCGCCGAAGCCTGGGCAGACTCCGAAGGTCCGAGCCATGTTCGCCGGCACGGTGATCGACGTAGAGCGCGGGCAGGACCCCGGCGACCGGGACACCGGCATCCATCCGGGGCGCACCGGCAACGGCATCCGCATCAAGAACACCGGCAAGGGCTCCAGCGGAGACGGCGAGATCCAGCTCTATAACCACGTTTACCCTTCGGTGAGCGTGGGGGACGTGGTGAAGGCCGGCGACATTATCGGACGGCTCGACCGCTCCGGGAATCAGAGCAACACGCACTTGCATCTGGAAACCTGGGACGCTGACGGCGACCTCTACAATCCGCTCTCATGCTTCACGAAATACGGCATCAAGGTAGGGTCCAAGCCCGATGTGGACCGGGCCGACGATGACAAGCCCGTGACCCGGCCCGCCGAATTTGACCCCGATGTGAAGGCCTATCAGGACCGGCAGATCTACTATCCGAACATGCTGCGCGACGGCATCGACGGGCCGAAGAACAAAGCGCACAAGGCATGGGTGAAGGAGCTCCAGCACGAGCTGAACCGCTGGAAATCCGATCTGCCCGACCTCGTGGAGGACGGCGACTACGCCGGCAAGACCGGCGAGAAGGTGCGCGAGATCCAGTATCGCAACCGGGCCGGCGCATACCGGCGGGCCGGCGGGCGCAAAGTGGACCGTATCGCCGGGCCGGTCATGTGCCGAATGCTCGACATGCGCAAGCATCCCGAAGCCTAGGAAGGAAGAAGTAACATGAGTGCAAAACGAGTTATCGGGCCGGCCACGCTCTCGGCGACCGGCGGCGCGGGCGTAGGCTACGCCCTGGCCGAGATCATCGTGTGGGGTGTGGCGCAACCGCCGATGCTGATCGACGCGTCACCGATACAGGCCGCCCTCGGCCTCGTGCTGACCGTCGCCGGCGGCCTGATCGGTGGCAAGCTCTCGAAGCCTGCGGGCGGGGGCGGGGATCACGTTGCAAGAGAATGAAAGCGAGTTGAATAAGGTCCGTATCCAGCTAGCTCGAATTGAGGGGATGCTCACGCGGGCGCACGGCGATTACGACCGGCGCATAGAGAATCTGGAGAAGGGGCAAGCGGGGGCCGGCTCACGCCTCGCCACCTACCTTTCTCCGGTGATCTCGGCGATAGCTGTAGCGGTGGCTTTCTGGAAATAGGGCCCCGGCCCCGGCATCCCCAAATGATGCCGGGGCCGGCCTCTATGCTGCGGCAGGCAGTGTGATCCTATTCAATGTTTCCCGTTGCCTGGAGGGGTCTACTTTCGTGTAGAGCTGCGTGGACTGGATATTCTCATGCCTCATAAGCTCCTGGACCGCTCGCACGTCGCCCGACTCATGCAGGAGACTCGTGCCGTACCAGTGGCGCAGTTGGTGGGGTGTGGCGATCACGCCGGCCCGATCCATTGCCCGGCGTATCGCAGTGGATACGCTCTGCCCGCTCACATGGCCTGAGCGCGTGAGCTTGGAAGGATACCAATAACCCTGACGCGGATACGCTAGGGCGACCTCGGCGAGGCTTTCATGCAACGGCAAAACAGCGTCTTTGCTGCCCTTGCCCGTGACCCGTAGCGTCAAGGCATCTAGATCCAGATCCTCGCCGGCGACCTTGGCGATCTCGTGGACCCTGAGCCCTTGCAACGCGGCAAGCATGATCTTAGTTCGCGTATTCCAGCGCGTCGCGCTTTCCAGCGTGGCCACGAGATCCGCATCAGTGACCGGGCGGGGCAAGCTCCGGGGCCGCTTCACTGCGGGAATAGTACGCAGGGGATCATCGCCGCGCTGGCCCGTGGTGATTAGCCATGACGTGAACGAGCGCAAAATACTGTGATAGCTCGCCTTCGAGCTCGGCGCGATCCCTGGCCGGCCTAAGTATCTGATTACGTCACGGTCTGTGAAGGTGAGCGGGCCGGCAGTCGTGAGACTAAAAAAATGAGAGAGCAT